TCTTCGTAAGTAGAAGGTTGACTCGCACAACCAATCATCGATGACAAAGCTAGAACTGCTAATAAGTATTTCATAAGAATACCTCCGTATTATTTATGCAGCTTTCGGTGCAAACAGTTTACCAAAGCCTTCGCAAAGAACGTTGAAGGCACAGATTTCCCAGCACCAATCTGAGTAGAAGTCGTCTTCACACTCATAGCCAGAATCAGTCCACTCGTCGTCGCGACCAATTCCTGCGAGCTGCTTGTCGTAGAACTTTTCGAAACCGATCAGGTTTTCGAGTAGACCCTCACCGTCAGCGTAGAACTTGCCAAAGCTAGCGTTACGAAAGTACTTAGCAGCAACGTCCCAAGGAATGGTGTTGCCACCGCTGTAAGTGTCTGCGAAAAACTCTGAGATATAAAGTTGCTTAGCCATATCAACGTCCTTTAGTAATTTACAGGAACCATTATACCTTAGGGGCCGGATATGTACATCCCTAAGTTATTGATTTCATTGGAGTTTCTGGAGTGACGCAAGTCTATGATTTGTAAAGAGATTTTCTTAGACTATTTTATGTTAATAATAACATTTTTAGATCATTGGGATATATTACGCCAATCCGTAGGCTCTTGATGCTCCAGATCGTGAACATGGAGAGCCATGAGAGCATAATGTAATACCTTCATCAGATCCTTACGATTCTTACCATCTTTCTGTCCGTATCGCTGTGTGTACTTGAGGATATTGCCTAAGCAGAACCCTTCACCATGACCGCCATCAATGATAAACTCTGTGGCTTGGAACTTGCCTTTTGCATAGTGTTGATCATATGTAGAGTCAATGTAGTCAGCTAACTCGTTTACTAATTCCTCTTCATTAAATTTATACTCAATCGACAAGTGTCGGTCCCTCCACGACAGTGCTTTTACGAATGTCTACGAACTCACCACGATCGGTCTGCAATACAAACTTCTCAGACATCGGGTTGTTCAATACTTCAGGCATTGTGCCTACTTCTACGAGTTCTTTATTCTCGTCTTTCCAATGTGTAAACTTGATTCTAAACTTTTTCATTTAAATGCTTCCTGAAATAAGTTGTACCAATAGTAATCTGTTTCTAAGAATTTGTACAATTGTGTTTTTAAATCATCTTCGAGTGTGTCTAGTTTTGCTACTTGAAAGCCATCATATTTCTTAGCATTCTCTGCTGTCACATTCTCAGACTGAAACTCTTCTAATCCTAATTTTGTTTGTATATCAAAATCAAGAGTTTCTTGATTTAAAATTTGTATATCATTGATATCTTGCAAATAGAGAAACGACAATATATTCCTATAACGAGCAGCACTAAAAGAATACACAGCTTCTAGCAATTCTAACTCTATCATTCGTTTTAGATTATTTTGTTCCCAACTCCAATCCCATAATAATGGTGTAGAAGACACATGCTCGTTTGGATCTTCGATATGTTGCATTCGAATCATATTATAAAAAGAAACCAAATGTGTGGCAGGATCTCTAAGACTAATAAAGAATGTGCCACCACTACTGTTACATTTGTCAATTAGATCTTGATTGGGATAGCCAAAATGTACTTTATGCCAAATTACATCATCAGTGATATGGCATTCTGGCTTTTCAATATCAGTGATTTGAGTACCACGAATGGCTGACCAAATTGTATGACCGCCAGTTTTGGGTTGGTGAAAATATATGTTGTGTTTCATTTCCAGCTATCGAAAACCGTCTTATCAAACCTTTCTCGTTTAAGACCTTCACCGAACTCTGTATTGTCCATGACTGGCTTATCAGCGATGTCAGGTCCAATGTTATTTTGCGCATTCTGTTCTACATCATACAACTTCATTCTTGATCTGTCGACTCCAACGACAAATCGACGATGGAGACCGGGGTCATTGTATCTGTTTTTGAGTTGTTTGATGAGGAGCTGACCGAGGCTCTCAAGTTCTTCGTTAGAGATGGCGGCAAACATAAAATCTGCAGTAGCGGGCAATCCAAAGGACTCGCTAGTGTCCTCGAGGCCCACATCCGACGACGTGAACCCTGTTCGATTAGTCTGCGTTGCTGTAAAGATCGGAAGGTTGAATTCAACTGCAAGTCCCCTTAGCTCTTCGGCAATTGCTTTGACATAGGAATATGTGTTGACATTAGCACCCATACGGATACGAGATGACACACATAGATTGAGATAATCGATGTAGATAATATCAGGCATAAAGTTCTTCTTTAGCTTCAACTCGTTGAGTAGATGTCGAAGGTGACCACTGCCGATAGAGGCAGTAGGATATTCTTTGATGATTAATTTACCAGCTGTCTTACCTTTTACACGATTGAGTTTGGTTTCGTAGGTATCTTTAGGATATGTCGACAGATCGTTGAGAGGGACACCCATGAGATTCGCGTCGATACGTTCTGCGATCCTCTCTTCGGCCATTTCTAAGGTGACATACAATACGTTCTTACCTTGCATGAGATTCGCTGCAGCGAAGTGACACATCATTAGCGTCTTACCTACACCAGTACCAGCAAGAATAACGTTGAGTGTTTTACGAGGAATACCACCACGAGTGATACGGTTGAAATAATCGAGGTCGAATGGTTGACGTTCGACTACTTTATGATAAAAGTCGTATCGTGATTTGAAGTCTTCGAGGAAGTCATGACCAATATTAGTATCAAATGAGACAGCGAGCGCATTAGACAAGATTTCAGGCAATGCACCTTTATCTTTGTCTGACTTCCCATCGATCACCTGAATCGATTCCATAATGGCGTTGTATATTGCTTTGTCTTGACAATACTTCTCTGTCTGCTTCAACAGCCACTCTTCATCTGTGTCTGATTTATTGAGCGACCCAATGAACTGTACACAGGCTGCATGAGTATCTGTATTGAGAGACAATTCGTCCACCTCGATCTTCAGTGCTTCACGAGATGGACATGCATTGTATTTTGTAAAGTACTTGTCTACGAGGTTGAAGACGATACGCTGTTCATGATTGACAAAGTATTCTTCTTTGAGAAATGGTAGAACACTACGAATGTAGTTCTCATCATATAGTAGATTGCTGAGTATGAGATTCTCGATTGAGATATCACTCATTAGTTACAAACTCCTCTATCTCTTCGTCTGTGATAATAGCAGAGTGACCAACTTGATAGGTCTGCTTTATATATTCATTAAACTTCTCAGACGTCACAATTGGCATCCAAAAATCTTTGGTGTCAGTATCTTTCAGTCTGAACTTTTTGTCTTCTACTTCCCCGGTGTCGACATCAACACGTGCGTACCAGCCGTTACTAGGCTTGATGACGAATTTTCCTGCCATTGCGATATCCAGAAGTCCACTCCAACGACTAATACCGCCCCCATGAGTAACAGTAACAGGAATCTTGGATTTTTCTCGTACATAACGTGATTTCTCCACATTAATAATAAAGTTATATCCTACCACATCTTTGCCTTCTTTTTCCTGTTGACGACCAATGATATAGATGTTGTCTGCAGAATAGTATGAACCAGTACCACCACCAACGATATCTTTCGGAAACAATGCCATCTCTTTGTAAGTATGATTCACAACAACCATCGGAATGTCTTTCAGTGTGAGGTGTGGTGTAACCATACGGAACAATGACTTGATCTGTTTAGCACGAGACATGTCGGCAACAGCTTTCTCATTGAGTGCATCTTCGACTTCTTTCTTCGAAGCGAGGTTACCGATGGAATCAACAATGATGATGACCTTATCACCACGATCAATGTTGTCGAGTTGCTTCATGATATCGAACTTGAGTTGTTCAACGTCAGTCACAGGTGTATGTAGTACACGATTCATATCGATACCAAAGGTTTCGAAGTATGATTGAGGTGTACCAAACTCAGAGTCGTAGAACAACAACGCAGCATCGTCATACTTGTCGAGGTATGCTTTCGCCATCAACAAACTAAATGCTGTCTTAAAGTGTTTACTTGGACCAGCCCACATCGTAAGGCCAGGTGTGAGACCACCATCGAGTCTACCTGACAATGCAAGGTTGATGATAGGAATAGCTGTTGGAATCATGTCCTTCTTTGTGAAGAACTTT